CCAGGAAAGTCTGCAACAGATGAACAATGGAATGAAGTTTATAATAAATTAGGAAGACCAGAATCTCCTGATAAATATAAACTAGAACTTAAAACTGATGTTGCTCCTGTTGATGAAAATGTAATAAAAGGATTCGCACAGAATGCTCACAAGCTAGGTTTAAATAATAAACAAGCTCAAGGTATTCTAGAGTTTTATAAATCAACATTAGAAGGTTCAGCAAAAGAAATGTCAGTGAATATGGAAACTGCACAAGCTGAAGCTGCTAACTCTTTAAGATCAGAATGGGGAAGAGCATACGATGACAACTTAAGAAAAGCTGCCAATGTTGCTCAAACTTATTTAGAACCAGAACTTCTTGATACTCAATTAAGAGATGGATCTAGATTAGGTGATAATCCAAAGATCATTAAAGCATTTGCTAATATTGCTAATCTATTATCTGAAGATAAAATTATCGGTACAGAAGCCGAAAACATTCTTCAAGGTAGAGATATTGAAAAAGAAATTGATGAACTAACTAATGATAAGCAAGGTGCTTATTGGAATAAGAACCATCCAAGTCATAATAAGGTAGTAAATCAAGTGCTTTCACTAAGAGAATTATTAAATCAATAATTCTATTGCAATCAATTTAAAATTGATGTATTGCGATTTCTAGGAAGATTTTTAATTAAATCTTCTTAGAAATTGTAAGACAATTCTATTAGAACCTTACGTTGCCTGTTGGAAAGACAACCGACTAACAGTCGTTAAATGCAAGATAGCCTATCATTGATGGGGAACTTTCTGAACTTAAACTTAACTTAACCCTAACAAAAGGAAATGACAATATGTCAAATCAAATAACAACTGCTTTTGTACAGCAGTACAGTTCAAACGTACAAATGCTATCTCAACAAATGGGATCAGTATTAAGAGGAGTTGTGGATGTTGAGTCGGTTACTGGAAAGAATGCTTTCTTTGATCAAGTTGGTAAAACAACTGCTGTTCTTAGAACTTCTAGACATTCTGACACTCCACAAATAGATACGCCACACTCTAGACGAAGAGTTAGTCTTGCAGATTACGAGTGGGCTGATCTAATAGACAATGCAGATAAAGTTAGATTATTAATTGATCCAACTTCTTCTTATGCAAAAGCTGCGGCTGCTGCTATGGGAAGAGCTATGGATGATGTAATCATCGCTGCTTTAGGCGGAACTGCATACACAGGTGAAACAGGTTCTACTTCGGTAGCACTTCCATCTGGACAGAAGCCATACAGTGCATCACAAACTGATGGTTTAACTGTTGCAAAACTTTTAAACGCTAAAAAGATATTGGACTTAGCAGACGTTGATCCTAGTTTACCTAGATTCATCGTGTGTGGACCAACTCAAATTAGCGATTTATTAAATACAACTGAAGTTAAATCTAGCGATTACAATACTGTAAAAGCTCTAGCTATGGGACAATTAGATTCGTTCCTAGGATTTAAATTTATTGTAACTAATAGATTAAAATTTGACGCAACAAATACAGACGACAGACTTGCATACGCATTCACATCAGACGCTATTAAATTAGCGATTGGTCAAGATGTTATAGCTAGAATTGATGAGAGAGCTGACAAATCATACAGCACTCAAGTTTACTACGCTATGAGCATTGGTGCTACTCGTATGGAAGAAGAAAAAGTTGTCGAAATTGCGTGCGACGAATAATACTAACAATAGGAGAATAAAAATATGGCAAGCGTAAAATCAGTAAATATAACAAACCTTGACAGTGTTCCTGTTGTTCTTTCTTCAAGTGAAGAAGTAGGCGGAAAACTTAGAGTGTTCTACGACAAATATACAGCAGCTTCTCTAGCGAGTGGTTCTGATATAACTGTTGCTAGAATACCTGCTAATGCAACCATTCATGATGTAATTATCAAGGCTGGTGCTTTAGGTTCTGGTGTAACTTTATCAGCTGGAGATTCAGGCTCTGCAACTAGATATTTATCAGTTGTTGGAACTTGGAACGTAGCTGGTCAATCTCAGTCTATGTCAAGTGGATCATCTACAGGTGCTCCAACGACAGCAGTAACTGGATTAGGTTACAGAACTACAGCAAGCACAGATATACTTGTTACTACTGGCGGAGCATCTGCTACTGGTGATATTTATACTTGGGTTTACTACACAGTAGAATAATACTACTTTTAATAGTGGGGAATAAAATCCCCACTATTCATTCATGAAGAAAATCAACGAAGTAAAAACCATTTTACATTTCCAAAATAAAGATTATATCTATCGCTATGTTCTAGTTGATAGATTTAAACATACATCAACTGCACATCATGGTTTTGATAAAGACTTAGAACTTACAGAAGCTGAGATCTTTGCAGCAGTAAAACCTAGACAATTAAGACGTAAATATATTATAAAGAAAGATTAATATGGCATCAGTAGTAGAAATTTGTAATGGAGCTTTAAATCAATTAGGTGCATCTACAATCTTAACGCTTACAGAAGATTCTAAAAATGCAAGACTTTGCAATGCTAGATATTTAAACGTAAGAGATGCAGTATTTAGACATCATCCTTGGAACTGTTTATTAAAAAGAGTTCAACTACCAGCTGATACAGAAACACCAGCTTGGGGATTTACATCTCAATTTACATTACCATCAGACTGTTTAAGATTAATTAAAATTTTAGATTACGAATCTGATCACGTTGTAGAAGGAAGAAAGATTTTATCTCATTCATCTTCTATGAAAATATTATACATATCAAGAGTTGAAGATCCTAACGAATATGATCAATTACTAAGAGAAGTTTTAAGTGCTGCGTTAGCTGCTGATATTGCTTATGCAGTAACTTCATCTAATCCATTAGCAACACAAATGTATTCATTGTATCAAGAGAAATTAAAAGATGCTAGATTCGTAGATTCAACTGAAGGATATAACACAGACCAAGAAGCAGGTATGGCATCTGTAGTAGATTCAAATACGTTTATCAACTCTAGGTTTTAAAAACCATGGCTAGAGTTGCTGTTCAATTAACAAACTTTACAGGCGGAGAATTATCACCACGTTTAGATGGTAGAAATGATCTAGCTAAATACGCATCTGGTTGTAAGACTTTACAAAACATGATTGTTTATCCTCATGGATCTGCAGCAAGAAGACCAGGCACAACATTTGTAGCTGAAGTTAAAACATCATCAGCATTTACAAGATTAATACCTTTTGAATTTTCAACAACACAAACTTACATTTTAGAATTTGGAAATAACTATATTCGTTTCTATAAAGATAATGGTGCAATATTAGAATCTAATAAAACAATCACAGCAATTACAAAAGCTAATCCTGGTGTTGTAACATCTGCATCACATGGTTTTGCTAATGGAGATACAGTTGTTATTTCTGGTGTTGTAGGAATGACACAAGTTAATGGTAAAAGATTTAAGGTAGCAAGTGTTGCGACTAATACATTTGCTTTACAAGATGTAGATGGAAACAATGTTAATACAACTTCTTATACAACTTATACATCAGGTGGTGTTGCAAATAGAGTTTACACATTAACAACAACTTATGAAACAGCAGATCTAGCAGATTTAAAATTTGCTCAATCAGCTGACGTTATGTACATTTGTCATCCTGATTTTCCACCAAGAAAATTATCAAGAACTGGTCATACCTCTTGGACTATTACAAATGTAGATTTTTCTAATGGACCATTCTTAGATCATAATATTACAACAACAACATTAAATCCAAGTCATAGACTTGCTGGTCAAACAACAACAGTAACAGCATCATCAACAACAGGTATTAATGATGGCAATGGTTTTACATCTGCTGATATTGGAAGATTAGTTCATTTTGATGATGGACATTTTGAAATTACATCAATCACTTCTACAATAGTTGTTGTAGGTACAGTAATAAAAACATTTACAGCATCTAGTGCAAGTACAGACTGGGCATTAGGAGCTTTTTCAGAATATACAGGTTACCCTTCTTGCGTAACTTTCTATGAACAAAGATTAGTATTTGCAGGAACTGAACATCAACCACAAACTTTATTCTTTTCTAAATCAGGTGATTATGAAAACATGGATGATGCTTATCATGGAACTATAGCTGATGATGATGCAATCATTTATACAATCGCTTCTAACCAAGTTAATGCAATTAGATTTTTATCTGCAACACGAACATTAATTGTTGGTACAGTAGGTGGTGAATTCTCAGTATCAGGCGGCGGTACAGATGATCCTGTAACTCCAACTAATATATTAATTAAAAAACAATCTAACCATGGTTGTGCAAATATAGATGCTATACCAGTAGGTAACGTAACTTTATTTTTACAACGTGCTAAAAGAAAGATTAGAGAATTAGCTTATAACTTTGATGTTGATGGTTATGTTGCACCTGACATGACTATTCTTGCTGAACATATTTCAGAATCTGGAATTAAATCTATGTCTTATCAACAAGAACCTAATCAAGTTATTTGGTGTGTTAGAGAAGATGGAAGATTAATTGGTTTAACTTATCAAAGAGAACAACAAGTTGTTGCTTGGCATCAACATATATTTGGTGGTGCATTTGGAACTGGTATTGCAGTATGCGAATCCATAGCTACCATTCCAACTGATGATAAAGAATATCAAACATGGGTTATTATTAAACGTACCATTAATGGTGTAACAAGACGTTATGTTGAATATATTAATCAATTTGATTTTGATGAAGATGATAATACAGATTTTAATTTCTTAGATTCTCAACTTTCTTATTCTGGTGCAACTACAACTCTTAACACTACAGTTAATACTTCTGTAACTTCTATTATATTAACATCAGCAACTTCTTTTACAACTACAGGTACAGTTAAAATAGATAACGAATTAATTACTTATACAGGAATATCTACAAATACATTAACAGGTTGTACAAGAGGAACTAATAGCACTACAGCAGCTACACACACAGCTGGTGCAACTGTATCTCAAGTTGTTAATTCAGTAACAGGATTAGAACATCTTGAGGGACAATCTGTATCTGTACTTGCTAATGGTGCAACACATCCTGAAAAAACTGTAACATCAGGTGCTATATCTTTATCAAGATTTGTTAATAAAGTTAAAGTTGGTTTACCTTACACATCAATATTACAAACTATGAGAATAGATGCTGGAGCTCAGAATGGTACATCTCAAGCTAAAACAAAAAGAATATACAATATTACAGTTAGACTTTATGAATCTGTTGGTGTTGAAGTTGGTCCAGATTTAAACAATATGGAAGCAATACCATTTAGATCTTCAGCTACTTTAATGGATAAAGCTATCCCAGTATATACTGGTGATAAAGAGATTGAGTTTAGAGGTAATTATGAATCTGATGGATTTATATTTGTAAGACAAACTCAACCTTTACCTTTAACAGTTTTATCGTTATACCCAGACTTAACTACAAATGACTAATAGATTAATTATAATTCCATATACACAAGATCATGGTAAAATAATCATGAAATCTCAAATGAATCACATGCTTACTCAACAAGATGCTGAGTATATTAAAAAAGATAATAATGTTGAGTGTATGAATTTAGAACAAGAAGGTATGGCATTTACAGGATTAATTAATAATGAAGCAATAGCTGCAGCAGGTATGAAAAGAATATGGGGAAATGTTGCTGAAGGTTGGTTCATTGCTAAGAATGATGTATGGAATTATCCAATTACTATTGCTAAAGCAGTTAAACAGAATTTAGATCACTTAGCTAAAACAAATAATATTAAAAGATTACAAACTGCAGTTCGTGCAGACTTTGGAATTGGAATTAGATTTGCCAAATGGCTAGGATTTACTAACGAAGGATTAATGAAACACTATGGATTTGATGGTGCTGATCATTATAGATTTTCAAGGATTTATTAATGGGACTAGAAACAGCAGCTTTAGTAGCAGTAGGTGGTTTAGGTGTAGCACAATACCAACAACAAGGTGCTACTGGTAAATTTAATCAAGCAGTTCAAAATCGTAATGCACAAGTATCTGAGCAAGAAGCTGCTCAAATGCAAAAACAATTAGAATTTGATCTATCTAGATTTGATCAACAGTTTTCAAAAATACAGGGACAAACTAATGTATCAATAGCAAAATCTGGAGCAGCATTAGAAGGAACTGGATTAAGAGTACTGAGAGCAAATGCTGTTGAAGCTGAACTACAAAAAAATATTATGGAATATAATTCTAAAGTTGGTCAAGCAAGGAAAATGGAAGAAGCAAATTTTTACAGAATACAGGGACAAGTTGCTAGACAACAAGCAAGATCAGCTCAAATGAGTACACTGTTCTCAACTGGAACATCTTTACTTTCAATGGGTGGAGGATTTGGTGGAGCTAAATCTTTTGATGGTGCTAGTTCTTATGGTCAATATGCTTCTAATCCAACAGGCTACTCAGGATCATTTTAATGCCAAGAATACCAATATTTGAAACACAACTTAGACCAACAGCGGAAGTAGGTGCTGTTAAAAGTGGAATACAAGCACCATTAGAAACTAATTTAACAAAAATGGCTGCTGTAGTTGCAGACTATTATACTAAAGCAGAACAAGCATCTAATATTACAGAAGCTCAAAAAATAAAGAATGAACAAATAGATAAAATATCTGAACTAACAAGAACAACAAGTAACATTTCTAATCCAAGAGTTGCTTCAGAAACATTCACAAAAGGATATAGAGATATAGTTAATGAAACTGTATCAAGTGTACAAAATAAAAATCTTAAAAATTTATTATTAAATAGTTTTAACGAAGATGAATATAAATTTAAACATCAAGTATTAAATGCTAGTGGTAAATTATTAGAAAAAGAAACTCAATCAACATTAGATCAATATACCGCAACAGAAATTGGAACATCTTTATCTAGTAATAATCCTGAAATTATAAAACAACTACCTTCTAAATTAAATAATTTTTATGATAAGTTTGCTAATGTAGATCAAAATTTAGTAAACACATATAAACAAGCTGCTACTAAAAAAATTGAAATAGGTAGTTTTTATAATAATTTAAATTTAGATGCATCAGCTACATATAAATCTTTTGATGTTGGTGCTTATCCTTCTTTAATTGGTGAAGAAAGACAACAATTTAAAGACAAAGCATTATCTGAGGTTACTAAACAAACAACATTATTAGAAAAATTATTAACATATAAATCAGCAAAAATTGCTCAAGGTAAATTTAAAGGTATGTTTGATGGTGCTTTTTCTCAAGATGATATTGTTAATGATGCAGATATAAAAGGAATACCAATTTTTAGTGAAAAAATGCTTAAACTAAATAATGATATTCAATCTGGTAAATCAACTAAAGTTCCAGATTTTGATAATGTATTGGATGTAAGTAAAAAAATATTAAATGGTGATATTAAAAATTTACAACAAGATTTTAGAATAGGTTTTGAGCTAAACTCTAAATCTATATTAGATAGAAGTGATAAGTTTTCTAAAGAATCTTATGATACTTTTGCTAAAATATTTCAAAAAATGGATGATCCACAATTTATAAATCAACATAAAGAATTTTTTAAATTTATTGAAACAGCATCTCTTGCTGTTAAAAAAGATCCTAATTATAAATCTATGGATTCTAACTATAATGCTAGACTTGATTCTTTTTATAATGAAATGTATTCAAGATTTCAAACTGGTATTGAAAATAAAAAAACTACAAATGATTTATTAAATGTTAGATCTCCAGATTATATAGGAAAAGATTTATATAAATTTATTCCAGATTCTGCAGAGATTATGAAAGGATTATATCAAGGAGTTTCTCAACAAGAAGTTAAAAAAGTAACAACACAAAGACTACCAGGCGAATCAATAGCAGATTATAAAAAAAGAATAGGCAAATAACATGGATCTGAATCAGTTAAAGGAAGCTGGTTTTAATGACCAAGAACTTAAGAATTACGTTGATACAGAATCAAAGCAATTAATAAATGCTGGATTTTCAGATCAAGAAGTAAATGATTACTTTGGCATTAAAAAAGAAAATAGAACAGAAATTAAAAATTATTGGCAGACAATTAAAGATTCAGTAGTTCAACCAGTTGTTTCTTTAGGAGAAAAAAAACAAAAAGCAGAAGCTGGTGTTAATGAAGTTTTAGTTGGTAAAGAATTTGATCCAAAAACATATTGGGAAAGAGGAGTTGGTAAACAAATATTTTCTTTAATTGATGCCTATAATACAACTGGAGAATTACCAAAAGCATTCACAACTCCAGAACCAAAAGATACAGGATTAGTTGAAGGATTAATAGAAAGATCTGCAACTCTTTTAGGAGATTCTCCATTTTATATTGGAGGTGCTTTAGTAGGATCTCCACTTGGACCAACTGGTGCTGCAGCTACAGCTGGATTTATACCAGGAACTATAAGACAAATGTATATAACTGCTTTACAAAAAGGAGAGGTAAATACATTTGAAGAATGGTGGAAAATATTCACAGAAGAAGGAATTAAGGCTGGTGCTACAGAAGCTGCACAGTTAGTAGTAGCATCTAAACTTCCAGGTATATTAGGAGTAGATAAATATTTTGTTCCAAAAATATTAGCTCAAGTTGGTGGTTTTGAAGGAACTGGTTATGCTATTAGCGGTGAAGTTCCAACAAAAGAAGAATTATTTTATTCAAGTGTTTTCTTTGGAGCATTTGGATTGGGAGAGGCAGGAGCAAAAAAGGTTATTAATCAAGTTAAAGAAACTGGTAAAAAACCATCTGAAATTTATTCAGATAGTATTGTAGAACCAACTATAAGAGAAGATATAGTTAGTAAAAATATTGAAGTAGCAAGAGCATACGAACCTATTGCTGATAAAAAAGTAGAAGTACCAAAAGCTGTAGAAACAATTAAATCAGAAAAATCTGTAGATCCAGATATTGCTAAAGTTCAAGAAAAGATTTCATTTGAACCAACAGAAATTAAAACAAATTTTAAAGATTTGAAAAATAATTTAGTTTTTAATTGGTTAGATAAATTAAATCCAATTTCTAGAGCAGTAGAAGAAGCTAAGACTTTAGGAGTTAAAGCACAAGAAGGAACACTTAATCCTTATGAACTTGCTAGACTTCAACCTGGTATGATTAGCAGAGGTGAACACTTTTTAAAATATGGAACATTAGATTTTAAAACATTAGAAATTAAAAGCAAACCATTAGAAACAATATTAGAACCAATAACAAAAGATATTCAAACATATAAAGAATTTGGTGCTTATTCTATTGCTAAGCGAGCATTAGAAAAATCTAAACAAGGATTTGAAACTGGTATTGATATTAAGGCTGCAGAAAATACAGTTAGAAAATTAGATGTTAAATATAAAGAAACATTTAAGCAATTAGGAGAATATCAAAACAACTTATTAAAATATTTAAAAGACTCAGAAATTATTAATGAAAAAACTTATGGTGCAATGTTGGATGCAAATAAAGATTACGTTCCTTTTTTTAGAGTATTGCAAGACTTAGGTAAAGATGGAGCAATATCTAAATCAGTTGCCAATCCTCTAAAACGATTTAAAGGTAGCGACAAAGTTATCGTAGATCCTATTGAAAGCATTTATAAAAATACATTACATTTTGTAACATTAGTTGAACGTAATCGTTCATTAGTTGAATTTGTTAAAATGATTGAAGATGCTAAAGCAATAGATCCAAAAGCATTTCCAGATGTATCTAAATCAAAAGCTAAACTTACAAGAACAAAAGTTACAAGACAAGAATTAGAAAATGTTGTTACAGATATATCTAAAATAGATGCATCAGCATTAGAAGGATTTGAAATATTTAGAAGAACACAACAACAATTAAGTAAAAATGAAGTTGCAATATTTAGAAATGGTAAAAGAGAAGTTTGGGATTTAGGAAATGATTTAGGAAAATCTTGGAAGTATTCAACAGAAGCATCACAAAAATTAATAAGAAGTATTATTAGTTTACCATCAAGAACATTAAGAGCTGGAGCTACATTAGCACCTGAGTTCTTTTTAAGTAACATAATAAGAGATACAGCAAGTGGAACTGTATTTAGTAAAAATGGATTTGTTCTTGGTTTAGATACTGCAAGAGGATTAATGATTAGAATTGCTGGAGATAAATCTAAAATTTATCAAGATTGGATTAAGTCTGGTGGACCACAATCTTCTTATGTATCGTTTGATAAGAACTATTATATTAAAGATGTTGCAAAAGAATTAACAGCAAGACCAGTTTATAACGTAATTACTAAACCATTAGAAATGTTAAGAATTGGAACTGAACTTTTTGAAAACGCTACAAGATTAGGTGAGTTTCAAAAGGCTTATAACAATGCAATCAAAAAAGGATTAAATCATAAACAAGCAGTTGAACGTGCTGGTTTTGAATCAAGAGACATAACTTTAGATTTCCAAAAAATGGGAGCAAAAGTTGGAGCATGGAATGCTATTAGTGCTTTCTTTAATGCTAGACTTCAAGGTTATTTAAAATTGTATGATACATTTACTGATCCAGCTAGAAGAAACAAAGCATTGTATTTAGTTGGTGCTAGTATCACTTTGCCATCTATTCTTCTTTGGATTTCAAATCATAATGATGAAAGATATAAAGAACTTCCTGAGTGGCAAAAGAATTTATTTTGGATTATCATAACTGGAGAAGGTAAGGATTCTATTGTTTGGAGAATACCAAAGCCATTTGAATTAGGATTTATATTTGGAACATTGCCAGAGAAAGCATTAGACTTTGCTTTATCAAAAGATCCAACATCAATTAAAAACTTTATAAAAGATTTAGCACTTGATAACGCTACAAGTGTATTACCAATTCCTGATATTGCAAAACCTTTTATAGAAAGTTTTTCTAATAAAAGTTTATTTACAAAGAAACCGATTGTACCAAGATCATTAGAGGGATTATTACCTGAGTATCAATATACAGAATATACTTCTGAAACATCTAAAATTTTAGGTAAATTAATTAGACAAATATCTGGTGAATATTCTGGAGTATCTTCTCCTGCTAGAATTGAATCAACTATTAATAACTGGACTGGAACATTAGGAAGAACATTTGTTAATGTATTAGATAAAGCATTAATTGGTTCTGGTATTGTTGATGATCCAATTAAACCACAACAAACATTAGCTGATATACCAGTTATTAGAGCTTTTGTTGTTCGTAATCCTTCTGCTGGTTCTCAGTATATAACTACATTTTATGATAAATACGAAAAGGTTAGTAAAGTATTTAACACAGTAGATAGTTTACAAAAAGCTGGTAACTTTGAAGAAGCTAATAAATTACTAACATCAATTCCTGCTGAAGCATATATTTTAAAATCTACATATAAGATTGTTCAAGATAATGATCAAAGAGTTAGAAATATTTATAATAGTAAGTTTTTTACACCAAATGAAAAAAGACAATATATAGATGAATTGTATCGTCAAATGATTGATATGAGTAAATATTCTTTAGATGCTATAAAAGATGTTAAATAAGATAGACACAAACACTAAAATATAATAAAGGAACTTTATGACAATATCTTCAACTACAGTTAAGAACAGTTATAGTGGTGATGGTTCAACTACAACGTTTGCTTATACATTTAAGATATTCCAAGATTCAGATATTCAAGTAATCATTCGTTCATCTACAGGAACTGAAACAACTAAAACTATTACAACTCACTATACAGTAACAGGTGCTGGTTCATCAGGTGGTGGATCAGTTATATTCACATCAGGTAATATTCCAACATCAACTCAGACAGTTGTATTAAGACGTAACATTCCACAAACACAATCAATAGATTATATCGCTAACGATCCATTCCCTGCTGAATCTCATGAAGAAGGTTTAGACAGAGCAACTATGGCAATTCAACAATTGCAAGAAGAATTAACAAGATCAATTAAATTATCTAAAACAAATACAATGACAAGTACCGAATTCTCGGTAGGTGCTTCAGATCGTGCTAATAAGATTCTAGCATTTGATACTAATGGTGAATTATCAGTTACACAAGAGCTTGGTACTAATAGAGGTTCATGGAGTGCTGGTGTTACTTTTAATGCTAGAGATATTGTAAAAGATTCATCTAACAATAACGTATATCTTTGTAATACAACTCACACATCTACTGGTACAACTCCAATCAGTTCTAATGCTGATTCTGCTAAATGGGATTTAATTGTTGATGCAGCTGCAGCTAGTACATCTGCTAATGCCGCAGCTAACTCTGCTGCAAATTCATCTAATTCTGCAAACACATCTGCTAACCATGCAAGTAATTCTGCTAATCACGCATCTAACAGTTCTAATTTTGCAAACAACGCATCTAACAGTGCTAACTCTGCTTCAACTTTTTTAGCTGGTGTAAGTGCTAATGCTAATGCTGCAGCCAATTCTGCTAGTAATGCTTCTAACTTTGCAAATAATTCTAGTAATTCTGCTAACTCATCTGCAAATCATTCTTCAAATAGTTCTAACTTTGCTAATAATAGTTCTAATCATGCTAGTAATAGTTCTAACTTTGCTAACAACTCATCTAATAGTGCAAACTCTGCTTCAGCTAGTGCATCAACTGCAACTACGCAAGCTGGATATGCTTCATCAAATGCTGCAACTGCTACAACACAAGCAGGTTATGCAACATCTAATGCTACAGCGGCTTTAGGATATTCTAGCAATTCAAGTAATTTTTCAAATAATGCTTCTAACTTTGCTAACACTGCTAGTAATGCAGCTAATGCGGCTAATGCTGCAAGAGATGCTGCTCTAGCTTCAGCAGATAGTTTTGATGATACATATTTAGGTGCTAAAGCAAGTGATCCAACATTAGATAATGATGGTGCTGCTTTAAATGCTGGTGATCTTTACTTTAACACAACATCTAGTGTATTGAAATATTATACAGGTTCTGCTTGGTTAAATGTAGAGGCTACTGATACAAGTACTTTTGCTACAAAAGGTTTTGCTTTAGCTGTTTCTATTGCATTATAATGAAAAATATACTATGGCTTTATTTCGTAAACTCAATAAAGAAATTTAAATAAGGATTTAAATGGCACAAAATTTTAGAAGATACATAGCAAGAAACGTAACAACTTCTGCTAGTACATTATTAACTGCAAATAGTTACGACACAATCATAGGAATATCTTTAGCTAACACAACTTCTTCAGCTGTTAATGCTTCAGTATATATTACATCAAGTGCTGCAGATTATTACATAGTAAAAAATGCACCAATTCCAGCAGGATCATCATTACAAGTTATTGATGGTGGTGCTAAATTCGTTCTTGAATCTGGTGATGCACTAAAAGTAATTTCTGACACAGCTACATCTTTAGATGTAATTGTTAGTGCAGTTGACGATATTTCAACATAGGAAAATTAAATGCTATCGTTAGATTTCATAATTAATTTACTGTTAATAAAATCTAACAATAGAATAATAACAGGAAAGTAATTATGCCTTTCATAGGAAATAAACCTTCTGCAGTACCTTTAACTTCAGCTGATATAACAGATGGTATTATTGTTAATGCTGATATAGCAAACTCTACAATTAATCTTACAACTAAAGTAACAGGTACTTTACCTGTTGCTAATGGTGGTACAGGTTTAGCTGCATTAGGAACTGCCAATCAAGTTCTTGCAGTAAATTCTGGTGCTACTGCACTTGCTTATACTTCAGTTTCTTCTGATTTTGTTTTACTTGCTACAAGTGATATAACTTCTTCAACAGCTTCAGCAAGTTTTGATGGATATTTTTCATCTACTTATAAAAATTATTTTATTACATTTAGTCAAATTAAAACTGTTTCTAATGCTTACTTATGGTTAAGAGTTAGACAGTCAAATGCAGATTTAACTGCTAGTTGCAATTTAATAGCTAATTATTCTTATTATAATACAGACACTAGTGGTGGTCAATCATATACTGGACAAATTGGTGCTTCTCATTTTAGATTGGGACATGATTCTACATCAAGTACAAATGATGCTACTAGAAATGGTTTTTTTTATATTTTTAATCCATTAAGTAGTAGTGGTTCATATAAAATGATTTTAGGTGAAACTGTTTATTTTGATAATACTGCTAGTAGAATTTATAATGAAACATTTAGTGGTCTTTATACAGGAAATACTAATGCTTTATCAGGAATTACTTTTTTAGCATCAACAGGAAATATATCATTAGGTAATTTTAAACTATACGGATTAAAATAATGAAAAAACTAATAGTAACACCAGAAGGTACATTTGAATTAGATTTAACTTCTGAAGAAATAGCTCAAAAAGAAAAAGATGCTATTGAAGCTCATGCAGAAAAGTCTGCAAGAGAATCTAAAGAAGCAGAAGAAATTGCTAACAAACAATCAGCACTAAACAAACTTAAAGCATTAGGTTTAAATGATGCTGAGATTAAATCAATCATAGGGAATTAATCATGCTATCTTTAGATTTAATGCTGTCTTCAGACTTCATGTTTAAATTCCTTGTAAAGATTGTTAATAAAACTATAAGAGGAATTTAGACATGCCACTAACAAAAATACAATCACTAGGAATAACTGATGGCACAATAGTTAATGCCGATATTAATGCTAGTGCGGCTATAGCTGGAACTAAACTAACTGGTGCTGGTAAAGTATTACAAGTTATAACTGCTACTGACACAACAACAAGAGGAACGACATCTTCATCTTTTGTAACAGCATCAAATACTTTGTCTGTTACAATTACTCCTTCTTCTACATCAAATAAAATATTTGTTATTTGTACTTGTGGTATTGGAATGTCAAATGCCACACATACTGGTGCTATAACAATTTATAGAGGTGCAACAGATTTAGGAAGTGGTGGAGCTGGTATGGCTTATTTTAAAGGTAGTGATGATGGTATGCCATGCAGTGTATCAGTATTAGATTCTCCATCAACAACATCTTCTACAACTTATCAAATATATATTAAGAATTTATCTGGTGGTACAATAAATTTAAACGCAGGTAAATCATCAATAACAGCATTTGAAATAGCAGGATAATTATGAAAATAAGTTTTTTAGATGCACTATTAGCAATAGATCCAAATGCTCAAGCTAGCATTAGTGGATCTGCTGGTAATGAAGATTTATCAACTTTGACTTGGGAAAATGGTTATAATCCTATAGATGTTCAATCTATTTTAAATAAACAAAAAGAATTACAAGTAATAGAAAATAATAAATAATGGCATACATAGGTAAACAACCAGTTGTAGGAAATTTTGTAAAGCTAGATGCTATAGTTACATCTGCTACAGCTACATACAATTTATTAAATGGTGGAGTTGCGTATTTTCCACAAACTGCAAACAACTGTATTGTATCTTTAAATGGTGTTATTCAATCGCCAACTTCAGCTTATACAATATCAGGTTCAACAATAATATTCTCAGATGCTTTAACTGCTTCTGACTCAATAGATTTTATTTTAGTATTAGGTGATGTTCTTTCAATAGGTACTCCTAGCGATGGTACAATAACTTCTGCTAAACTTGCTTCAGGTACAACAGGATTAATTGCTTGGCAATCTATTGTTACTGCCTCAACATTAACTGCTGTCGCTAGTAGAGGATATTGGATTAATACAACTTCAAATGCTTGTACTGTAACATTACCTGCTTCTGCGACTAATGGTGATACAATTATATTATCTGATTATCTTAGAACATGGGGAACAAACGCAGTTACAATAAATCAAAATTCTTTAAACTTTCAAGGATATACTTCTCCAAATCCTATTTACAATACATCTGGTCAATCAGTTACATTAATTTATTCTGGTGCAACACAAGGTTGGATTCCAACAGTTGATGATGATGTAACATTTGAAACACCACCAAATAATATAGAATATTTAGTAATAGGTGGTGGAGGAAGTGGTGGTAGTGGATATTATGCAGGTGGAGGAGGTGCTGGTGGATATAGAACTGGTACTTATTCAGCAGTTGCAACTTCAACTGTAATTACAGTAACAGTTGGAGATGGTGGTGCCACAGTAAGTGGAAATAATGATACAGCAGGTAATAATGGTTCAAGTTCTTCAATTTCTGGTTCAGGATTAACAACTATTACTTCTGCTGGAGGAGGTGGTGGTGGAACTTGGGGAATTCCAACAGTAGCTAATAGAGCAGGTAAAAATGGTGGATCAGGTGGTGGTGCTGGTTCTGATAATGGTTCTGGAACAACTTTTAATACAGGTGGAACAGGAAACACTCCTAGCACATCTCCAAGTCAAGGAAATAATGGTGGTATAGGTGGTAATGGTGGAACTGGACCACAAAATACAGGAAGTGCTGGAGGTGGTGGTGGTGCTAGTGCAGTAGGTTCTTCTGGTCTAAATCCACCTAATGCTAATGGTGCAGGTGCTTCTGGAGGAAATGGTACAGCTTCTTCAATCACAGGCAGTTCAGTAACTTATGCTGGTGGTGGAGGTGGTTGTGGTTCTGAAAATACTCCACTAAATGGAGGAACTGGTGGTGGTGGTGCAGGAGGTGCTTATAATACAAGACAAGCTACCATAGGAACAGTTAATACTGGAGGTGGAGGTGGAGGTGGAATTGGTGGTGGTGGAACTACTGCTGGTGGCAAAGGTGTTGTTATATTAAGTGTACCAACTGGTAGATATTCAGGAACATCAAGTGGTTCTCCAACAATTACAACGTCTGGTGCAAATACAATTTTAACATTTACAGGTAGTGGGAGTTATACAGCATAATGGCATCATTCGCAAAAATAGGATTAAATTCAAAAGTAATAGAAGTTTTATCAGTACATAATAACGTACTAAAAGATTCTAATGGAATTGAACAAGAAGTTAATGGAATTGATTTTTTAACAAAATTAACTGGCTGGGCTATTTGGAAACAAACATCTTATAATACTGATGGTGGAGTTCATAATAATAATGGAACACCTTTTAGAAAAAATCATGCAGGAATAGGATATACTTATGATGAAACTAGAGATGCTTTTATACCACCTAAAATTTACAACTCTTGGATATTAAACGAAAATACTTGTAAATGGGAATCACCAGTTCCAAGACCAAATGACAGTGATAAATATACTTGGAACGAATCAACATTGACTTGGGATATAGTAGAAGTATAGTAGTTTAAAAAACGAAAGGTATAAAAGTGGAAGCTAATATCAATGGGATATTCCCAACACCAATTTACATATCTAAATTAGATAGAGAATTAACAGCTAAAGAATTATCATTTATTGATAAGACTAAATTAAATACTTACAATAATGAAGGAAATACAACTTCAAATGATAATAATATTCTTAATAACAAATCATTTAAAAATTTAAAACAAGAGTTAGATTTAAGAATGCAAGATTACTTTGATAAAGTTATTTCTCCAAGCAATAATATTACACCTTACATTACACAGTCTTGGTTAAACTATACCGAAACAAATCAATATCATCACAAACATGTACATCCTAACTCATTAGTATCAGGAGTGTTCTATATTAACTGTCATGAAGAACATGATAAGATTAAATTTTTTAATGAAAAATATTCAATTATAAAACCAGAAGTAAAAGATTGGAATATATGGAATTCAGAATCTTGGTGGTTTTCTGTAAAGACTGGAGATATAATACTATTTCCATCTTCATTAACTCACATGGTAGAAACTAAACAAGGAGATAATACTAGAATTAGTTTAGCTTTTAATGTCTTTATTAAAGGAACAGTTGGTAACAATAAGAACTTAACTGAACTTATATTATGATAATAAGAAAAATTAACATAGAAGAAACAATTAAAGAATTTACCAATGAGCATGGTTTTGCCTGGGGTATTAATACAGTAATGAAGTCTTTAGCACCTGAAGCTAGTTATGATTTAACTTCTGCTGGAGAATTTATTATAGATAGATGGGAAAGCATATACCCACAACCAACATCACAAGAAATTAGAGATGAGTATATTAGACAGCAAACTATAGCTGAATGTATTGAATACTTTAATAAAGTAAAATGAACATCGTAATAGCGATAACTTGCTATGGTGGCAACGTCAGTAACATGACATTCCATTCATTATTTAATTGCATCAAACCTTTAAATGATATGGGACACAATCTTAGAATAGAAACCTTACCTACTGAATCCTTAATCAATCGTGCTAGAAATAAGTTTGTAACTAAGTTCCTAGATAATAAAGAATTTAATGGAACACACTTATTATTTATTGATGCTGATATTGGATTTACATTACAAAATCTTTTAAGAGTTATAGAGTTTAATAAAGAAGTTGTTACATGCACCTATCCTGTAAAAGGATTTTACTGGCAGCAATTACTAGATCGTATCAAAGAAAATAATAATATAGATGAACAAACAATGCGTGATTATCTTTTGCAGTTCAATGTTAATCTTTATCCTAACACAGAATTTAAACAGGGATTCGCAAGGGTAAAAGAAAGTGCCACAGGTTTCATGATGATTAAGCGTAATGTCTTTACTACTATCATAGATAAGAATCCTCAGCTTAAATACAAACCAGATCTAAGAACAGGAATAGAAGGATCAGATAATGCGTATGATTTTTTCCCTGTCGGAATTTACAAAGAAAAAGATGGTGTTAATAGATTCTTATCAGAAGATTATTATTTCTGTAGATTAGCTGAAGAGTGTGGCTTTGAGATCTGGACAGATATATCTACACCAATTACACACTTGGGAAATACCGAATATAGTGGTATGTTCATGACTCAACTAAACAGGAAATAATATGATTACATTAATAATTGGTTTACTAGCTGGAGGTTTCATTGGTTATGCTTATAAAGATGAAATCAGTAAAGCTATTGAATCTATCAAAGCCATATTGAAAATATAATAATTTAACCTATATAGACTTCATTAACCAATGGAGAATACTATGTTAAACTATACTGACATCAAGTCATACTGGAATAAATTCTTTAATGATTATTCAGCAGACGTTAAGTCTTTCTGGAATAATTATTTAGAAGCAGTAGAAAAAATATATAAGAATAAATAACTTTATTTAGACAAATCATTTCTATATATGTAACCTATGGATATAGGCAGAGTTACATATAGATTGGTTGAGAATATACAGAAGATTGTATTAGATCATGGCGATGAAATAGTTGAGATAAGAAAAGCATTAAAAGAACTTAAAAGTTATTTCTCTCCAAAGATGCTAATCATTTACTTTAGCTTTATATTAACTCAAGTAATTGGCATAACATATTGGGTATCTAAACAAGAAACAACCATTGCAGTTCTAACAAGAGAAGTTGAAGAATTAAAACAGCAATCAAATAAAAAAAAATAAATAATATCTATAATTCAATTAGTTATAAAAAATAATTTTATTTACTTATTATTCAATTAATTCTATTTCCGCACTGCCAAACCAACATAGGAGTTAGCATGGCAAAAAAGAAAAAATCTCCATCTGATATTATCTATGAAATAAAAGATTTATTAGATGACTTGGAACTCCAAGTGAACCAAGATGATTCTTATGATGATGAATCAGAAGATGAGGATCTTGATATAGACGAAGAAGAAGACGAAGACTAGTCTATAGGATAAGGGTGGTAGAAATACCACCTTTATTTAACTATCCCCATACAATTCACAATTGACTTAGTTATGCACAGCCACTATAGGTAGTGCATGAAGAGAAAGAAACAACCTATATCTGCTACATCAGTCAGACTATCGGCACATGAAAAAGTATGTGCTGAAAGAATGGCACAACTTATTAAAACAATTGATGAGTTAAAGGTTGAAGTCAAAGATCTTCGTATTGATATGAATGATCTTCGTGGTGATATGAACAAAGGAAAGGGTGTTATTTATTTTATTATATTCCTTGGTGGTATCGCTACAGCGATTGGTAGTTTCTTTCAATTTAGATAAACAAAAAACTAAAAGGGTTTAGTGAATTTAAAGCATCGTAAGGGTATTACATCACAACTAATAGCTCAATCTTATTTCAGTACACAACCTAATGTGTTAGTATTCACACCTACAGGTGGTGTTGGTCCAGTAGATCTAGTTGTACTAAATACTAAAACAAATGAATATACTAACTACGATGTTAAGACTGTATCTTATAGAAAGTCAGCTACTAAGTACGCACACAAAAAGAACGATAGAATAAATAGATCTCCATCTAAAATACAAAAAAGTTTAAACGTAAAGATTGTTTATGTATATGAAGATGGTAAAGTAATAATCAAATGAATTACGAAGACGTTAAGACACGCATCAAGAAGCACGAAGGTTTCTCTGCCAAAGTTTATTTAGATTCACTTGGCAAAGGTACTATTGGTTATGGTCATCTACTTACTGAAGATGATGATTTTGAAGAAGGTATTATCTACGACAAAGATATATTAGAAGAATTATTTGATAAAGATTTTAATAAAGCTAAGCAAGGTATGGAAGAATTAGTAGGTACATCACCATTACCTATGCTTGTTAAAGGTGTTATCATTGAAATGGTATTTCAATTAGGAAAGACTGGTGTATCTAAGTTTAAGAATATGTTTGCAGCTTTAAAAGAATTTGATTACACAAGAGCTGCTGTAGAAATGTTAAACTCAGCATGGTATAGACAGACACCAAGCAGATGCGAAGAGCTGGCTAACTTAGTAAGGAAGTGTACAATATAATGTGGTGGAGCATATTACCAACTGTTTTTAAAACTGGTGCTGAGATTTATAAGAATCATAAGCAATCAGAACTATTAGAATCAGAAGCAGAGAAACGACACTATGAACGTATGGCTCGTGGTGAGATTGAATATCAAAGAGATGTTTATGATCAGCAAGACAAAACCTGGAAAGATGAATTTGTTTTAGTCATAGTATGTATTCCTATTCTTGTATTATCTTATGCCATCATTAGTGATGATGTTAATATCAAATCTAAATTAGATTTATTCTTTGATTACTTTGGAAGATTCCCTAGTTGGTATCAATGGTTAATCGTTGGTATCTTCGGTGCAATCTATGGATT